ATGGATGCCAACGAGACGCACATCGCCTCCTATGAGCGGTACCACCGCGCCCGCCGTACCTCTCCCGAGACCGTCGACAGCTACGTCACCACCCTGCGCCAACTCGCCGGGTTCTGCTCCGGGCGTGACCTGGCTGAGGTTACTCGCGTCGACGTGGAGGAGTTCCTAATCGATGCTCAGGAGATCGGCAACTCCAGCGCCACGGTGCACAAGAAGTTTCGCAACCTACGAGCGTTCTATCGGTGGTGCGAGGCGGAGGAGATCGTCGACAGTAACCCGATGGCCCGGATCGCCGAGCCCGCTGTCACCAGCAAACCCATCCCCATTGTCCCCGCTGACCATATGGCGCTGCTGCTTAAGGCATGCGGCGGCAAAGGCTTTACCGAGCGTCGCGATACAGCGATGATCCGGTTGTGGTGTGAGGCGGGGTCCCCCAGGGTCTCAGAGATGGTGGGTATCACCCTCGACGCCCTGGACATGCGCCACGACCTTGTCACCCTTCATGGCAAGGGCGACAAGATTCGTTCTGTGCCCTTCGGTGCGAAGACGGGGCAGGCAATCGATCGTTACCTACGCGTGAGGTCCAAGCACCGAGATGCGGGCAGACTTGAGGCGCTGTGGCTGGCCGAGCGGGGAGGGGCGCTCACGTCTTCCGGTGCGTATCAGATGCTGGAACGCCGTTGCGAGGAGGCGAAGATCCCGAAGATTAACCCTCATAAGCTGCGGCACCTCGCCGCGCACCTGTGGGCTGACGCCGGCGGTTCCGAGGGCGACGCGATGGCACTGTTCGGTTGGTCCTCGGCGGAGATGCCTCGCCGGTATGGCCGGTCGGCGCAGGTTGAGCGGGCGCAGCGGGCCGCTCGGCGGGTCTCCCAGGCGGACCGCTTCTAACCGCTGGTACGAGTGGAGTGACGTCGGCGCCGACGTACGTGCCGTTGCGTCGCTGGCGCAGCTCGGCGTCAGCATCGGCGATGGTCAGCACGTCGGTAAAGTCCGTTCGCATGGCTGAGACTTCAGCCTCGACGGTCTGGAGGGTGCGGCGGAGGGACCTCGCGCAGAGGATGAGTCCGGCGATGGCTGCGACCGTCACACAGGTGTGCGCTACATTGCTCTTACTGCGAGTGACGCGCTTGCGGTCCTCCACAGCTATTCCCTCCCCATTCGATCCCCCCACCAGCCTCTGCGTTTCGGGGTGGGCCTCTGATCAGACTCCGACTCGGCGATCATTTCTAGTGACGGTACGTAAAACTGCCGGTTGGGATGTCGCCGCGCATGACCGAAAGTGCTACTAGAACAACGGGCTCGCACGGCACAACCCCTGTTTGAGCGAAAGCGGCATCCCATAGCCGGCTATCTGTCCTGACAGGACGGCAGCACATCGCCACTACTGGGCCGGGTACCAGTCCACCGCACGGGGCTGCAGCAGTCCCGGCAGCGTTGCGCCTGCCACCTCTACTCGTGGGAGACGGTGCGGGGGTAGGTGGCCCCAGCTGCCCATCACCACCAGCTGGACCTCGTCGGCGGCCATCATTCGGACCACGCCTGGCCACTCGTGCGCGTCGGGTGTCTCGACCACGAGGTCGCGCACGGTCAGGCCGGCGCGGTCTGCCCATGTCAGGCCCCGACGTCTCCACAGCTCCACATCCCAGGGTGGGAGATAGGCGAGCGTGCGCAGCCCGCGTCCATGGCGCACTGGCTGCCGCCGGCCGATGGTCTCGACCCGCGCCATGCGGTCGGCTGGTAGGTCGGCCAGGCTGGCGATGACGACCACGTCGACGTCGCCGTCGGCCATCGCGTGCAGTAGGTCGCTCCAGCGGGCGGCGTCGGGGGTCTCGTCGATGACGGACACGAGGCCGTACTGACGCGCGGCACACCAGGCGGTGCAGGTCGGCTGCCAGCGTCCGATCTCGCGGGCGGGTCCGTAGATCGCGGCGCGTAGGGGTGGGGCTCGGTGGGGTGGCTGGAGGTTGGGCATGGCGGAGTGGATGACCTCCTCGGGTGCCTGGCGGGAGCGTGCGAGTAGTACACATGTACGAATGAAATGGGAAGAGTTCTTCCGGTGTGTCGTGGGCGGGGGTGGGGTGGTGGTGCGCAACGGGTCACGTTGGGTTGTGACGGCCCGTCACCGGATGATCACTTGGCCGGATCAAGTTTAGTACCAGATTGATAATCGACAAGCAATATCCACGAATGGGATTCGCGTCTTCTGTGCCTTGTTAAATGTCCGACACGTATCTCCGGTCGACGGCGTGACCGATTTAGAGGCTAGCCAGAATTGCGGGGCCGTGTTATTGCGCGCGAGGTATCCACAATACAACACGGGCTGTTACTGACGGCGTGACCTGGCGGGCGGGAAGTACCGTCGACTGTGGCGGCCCGCCGGGGGTCGATGCCGGCGGCAGCGCCTGGAACGGGGCGACAAAAGTAGGGGCCGGATGTGCGGTCCGACCCCTTGCGCGCCCCGCCACGGTAGCAGGAGACATCGACGCGACGTACTGTGCCAATGGACGCCGGTTTCGTGCGGGAACCGGCACTTCACCCTCGTGCGGGAGGGCACCATGAGTGACTACATCGGATTGCGCGTCGCTCGGTGGCGCGACATCAGCGGCATGACCCAACACGACCTGGCCAGCGCTGTCGGTGTGACTCCGGCCTACATCAGCATGCTGGAGAACGGGCGCCGGCCGGTGGCCAAACGGTCACTGCTTATCGCGCTGGCCAGCGCGCTGCAGGTCAGCATCACCGATCTGACCGGCCAACCCGCGACGCCCCGCAGCTCCGACGACCTCGCGATCTACGGTGCCGTCCCTGCCCTACGCGGCGCGCTCGACGACGATCCCGAGGCCGGTCCGCTGCCGTTGCTGGCTGACGTCGCCTCCCGCACGGACGCGGTCATGTCCGCGCGGATGGCCTGCGACTACCAGAGCCTGGCCCGGCTCCTGCCTCCGTTGGTCGCTGATACCCGCCAGCTCGCCAACTCCGGAGATGAGCACGCGTTGGCGCTGTTCGTGCGGACCGCGGTCACCGCAGCATTGGCGATCAAGCCGTTTGGGTACGTCGATCTGAGCGCGCGGTACGCAGAGCGCGCCGACGTCGCCGCCGATCGCCTCGGTAGGCAAATCGAGTCGGCGGCGGCGGCGTTCGCGCTCGCACAGACCGCGCTGGCATCCGGCACCACCGGTGGGCGCCGCCGGTCGCTGATGACCGCGGTCACCGCTGCCGAACGTCTCGGTGACGACGGTGACGACGCCGCCCTCACGTGGTACGGCATGCTGCACCTACACGCCGCCCTGTCGGCGGCCTCACTCGATATCGGCGACTCCGACAGTCATCTCGCCGAGGCGGGTGCCGCCGCTCGTCGCGCGGGATCGGATCCGTGGCGGATGGAGTTCACCTCCACCAACGTCGACATCTGGCGTATCGGGGTGGCGGTTGAGAACGGCGAGCCCGAGCGGGCTCCCGAGTACGCCCGCCAGGTCGACCGGTCCCGTATCCGCACCGCGAACCGCCGCGCCCGGATGCACATCGACACGGGGCGTGGCTGGTACGCCGCCGGCGACCAGGACCGCGCCATCCTGTCGTGGCTGGAGGCTGACGAGGCGTCACCGGCGGAGCTTCGGTCCCGGCCGAGTGTGCGGGAGTTGGTCGGACAGATGATCCGTGACTCTCGTCGACGCGGCTCCGATGAGCTGCGGGACCTGGCGACACGGGTTGGTGTCGACCCGCTCGATCCCGACCACGACCAGACTTAACTAGCAGTTACTCTCCCGATACCGCCGTCGGTCGATAGTCCGTGTGACGGCGGTTTCCGGTCTGCCCTCCCCGTAACTGGGTAGGGGCGGTCGCAGCCAGAGAGCCGGCCGTCTCGCCACCATCGAGGGTGAGGGAGTACGCGCATGTTCCGGCTGTTCCGCAAACGCCGACGCCGTTCCGCGCGGCTGGACGCCACCGGTCCCGCCACGGTGTATTCGGCGCGGGCCGGCGCCTACCGGCCGCTGCGCGACCAGCCGACGGTGATCCTCGATACCCGGCCGTTGATGACCCGGCTGGCCCGGCAGCGGGCCTGCTCCCGGTGATGGCCACCCACGCCCGGCCTACCCCGATCGGCCTGTCGCCGGCGCAGCTCCGCAACCGGATGATCCTGTCGGCCCGCAGGATCATCGTCGAGCACTGGCCCCGGGTGGACCGGTGCCCGGTGTGCGGGTCCACCTGGCCGTGCACGCCCACCGGCTACGCCTACGACTACCTGGCCTCGGTGGGGCAGGGCGATTGGGTGCCACCTGAGCAGGTCCTGGGTCGGCGGTAGTCCCGGCCCTCGTTCATCCGACAGCTGGAAGGGGATGTCCTGTCATGCGTGTCCGGTCCTGGCGTTGCAATCCGCCGCCACCACCGCTACCCCAACGGATCCGGAAGGATCACCAGCCGACCACGACATCGAACCCGACACCGACACCGAACCCGGATCCGGACCGGCTGAACGGGGGCCACTGGTGATCGAGACAACCGGCGACAGCCCGCCGGCGCCGCCAGGACCGGTGTTCGATCCGGCGCTGCGCTGCCTGGGTTGCGCCCCCGGGATCGTGGTCAAGACGCACCAGTGCGCCGGGGACCAGGAACTACTACGGCCTGCCGGTGGGTACTGCGGCTGCCAGGAACCGGGGTGTGGGCCGGGTCGACGTCGGCCACAGCGGCGTCGCCGGCTGAGTCCGGCGGCTGACGACCTCTGACCGACCGCAGGCACGACAACGTCCCGCCCAGCTGTGGAGGCCAGGTGGGGCGTTGTCGTGTGTTACCTCGGCCCTCTGCCGTTCGAGGGCTCGCGCTGCCTCAGCAGTTGCTGGATCGATGCGGTGGTGACACCGCCGTCCGGCCCTCTGCTCAGGCGGCCAGTCCCGACCATCTTGGCGACTGCCTGTTTGCTGACTCCGAGCATCGCGCCCGCCACGCTGTAGGACACGTGGTCGGCGTCAGGGTGCCCGACGGAGCGGGCCACGGCCTGGCCGAGTGGGCTGCCCCACCAGTCGGCCGTTGGTGGGGGTAGCACGTTCATCAGGTCGATCACCGTTTGCGCGGCAAGGCGGTCGTCCTCGTCGAGGAGTTGCGCCGCCCACATCGGTGCCCGGTCCTGCACACGCTCGGAGACCCGCGGGCAGTCCGGGCCGATCAGCGCCTCCAATGCCAGCGCGACCGCTGCGACCTCGTCGCGGATCTGCGCGGTTATGGCCTGGTGGAGGTCAGACATGGGTCACCTGCGCCAGGTCGCTCTCGCACACGACGATGGCATCAGCGTCGTCGACGGGCGCCTCGGCCCACGCAACCCACTCCGTGCCATCGTGATACACGCCAGCGTGGAACTCGCTGCCGCTGCTGACCTTGTCTTCCTGCGCCAACACGGCCGCCAGGTCCCGGCGCAGCCCAGCCTCGATCATCTGGCAGGCGTCGGCGATGTGCTGCTGTCGCCTGTGCGCTAGCTGCGCAGCAGCGGCGGCGATGTCGGTGTCCGTGGGGTCCTCGCCGTCGTGTCCGGTCACCTCGGTCCAGTCGACGCTGAGCCAGTACCCGCAGCCGTGTTGCTGGGAGTACTCCATGATCTGGCCGCCCTGTCCCGCGCCGGCGTCCAGCGTGACCGGGCAGTCCACCACGGCGGATACGCCCTGCTCGCACTGCGGGCATCTGTCATATGGGCGGTCCGCCCACACGACGACGCGCGTCAGCGGCTCGCCAGTGATGATGTCCCGCGCGGTCAGCGCGTCTGCCTGTGTGTGCGGCGGGAGTGGGATCTCGCGGACGTTCTCAGTGTTCACGGCGACTCCTCGGTTGACGTCTGCCGTCAACCTTACATGTGGTTGACGGCAGACGTCAACCACGCCCCCGGGTTGGCGGCGGAGAGTACAAGTGAGGCGCCGCCACGCCACGACCGACGCGACCTCGACCGAGGTGCATGTGGGCGCGGTGACCGGTCAGGTTCTCGCCCGACTGCCGTTTCTAACCCACCCCCTAGACTTTCTCTAGGGGGTGGGTTAGAGTTCGGCTATGACGACGCTGACCATCGCGGACCTCGACAACCCCGCCACCGCCATCGCGGTCATCCGGGAGTCCGGGCGTACGGTGCGCCGGCTCGCCGCCGATATCAACGTCCACCGCACCACCATCTACCGGTGGGCGCGCGGCATCACTCGCCCCGCCAGCCGCCTACACGCCACCCGCCTGTTCAACCTTGCCGTCACGGCCTACCGCGCCAACGCCAAGGCCGAGGCCGCCCGACGGGCCGCCGCGATCCCCCTCGTGTGGCGCACCACCCGCCGAGGTGAGCGGGTCGTCTACGGCCCCGCCGCCACCATCGCCGCCGGTGGCACCGTCACTGTCAACGGCACAACCGTCGCCGTCGACCGGCTCGGTCGACCGTTCAACGTCGACGACGTCGACATGGTGTACGGCTACACCACGCAGCCCCAGCCCCGCCGGGCCAGCAACAACCGCTGCGCCTGCGGCTGCGGCGGCTGGCTGTCTGCGTTCGACCGGAAGGCATCCGCCGTCGCCTTCTTCAAATTCGATTGCGCCTAGGAGGCAGCATGATCACCCGTAATGATCTGCCGGACAACCCGGAAGCGGCCTACGTGCAGGTCAGCGAGCTGCTGACCGAGCATCGCCAAGCCGAGCAAAGCCTCATCGCCCTACGTGCTCAGGTTCGCCGCGAGATCGCCGGCTCCGGACGCGGGGCGGTGGCTCGACTCGCCGCCGCAACCGGAGTAAGCCACGTCGCGGCAGGAAAGGTGCTGGTGGATGATCTGGTCCGCGCGGTCCGCGCGGTCGCCGAGGATGCCGGATTCACGCGCGACGAGTACCGCGTCCGCGAGGTCGGCCAGGCGTACCCGCCGCGCGTCCGCCTTTCCATAGTTGACGATGAGGAGGATGACGGTACGGCTGGCTGGATCGGCATGATGAACGGCGCGGGCGCGCTGTTGGATGCCATGATCCCCACCGACTTAGTGGTGGACGCGGGCGGTGACGATCCGCGTCGGATGCTGGCCCGCGGGGAGGAGGTAACCGTGGCGTGGTACGCCCCCGCACCAGTCGGCTGATCTCACGGTGCCCCTGCGCAGGGCGTTGATGCACAGGTGATGCCCGGCATGATGTCCCTGTCTCCAGGAGACGCATTCGCAAAGCGCCTCGCCTGGCCTTACGGCCGGGCGGGGCGTCGTTTGCGTGTGACCCTAACCCCACATACGTGGGGAGCATGCCGCGAAGCGACAGTGGGTCATCCCCGCCTACGCGGGGACCAGTGTCTGGATTGTACCTCAACCGCTTGACATGAATAACCGACGCCGCTTACCGTAATAGACGACGCCGCTTATTACGGAGGTAGGATCCGATGCGCCAGACCAACGCCGCCCTCGCCGCGACCGCCCGCATGGAGGACGCCACGAGCATCCGCGAGATGGTCACCATCTGGCAGGACATCACCACCGTGGACTCCCTCAACGACCTACAGGGTGCAGGCCCCGGCCTCTACGCCACCAAGCACGACCTCGTCGCCGTCTACGCCGACGGCCGACGCGCCGACGTCGCGAGCATCCCTGACCAGCTCAGCGAGCGGGCGTGGCTGGTCCTTACGGCCATGCGGCACGCTCAGGCCGACGACACCGAGATCACCGAGTCCGAGCAGGGGCAGGGGCCTGGTCGTCCCGTCATCGGCCCCCGGATCAGTGCCCGCGTCCTACCGGCGCAGTCCCGCGCGGTGCGTCAGTACGCCAGGCGCGAGGGTATCCGGCAGGCCGAGGCGGTGCGGCGCCTACTTGCCAAGGGTCTTGCCCAGCAAGCGGTGATGTGGACCGGCGACAACCTCGACGAGGTACAGGCGCTGCGACCAGACGCGCGACTCAACGCCGCCGGCGAGTTGGAGATAGAGCGAGTCGACGAGCCCGGCACCGTGGTGGTGCCTTTGAACTACCTCGTGCACGGAGTCCCTCGCTGACCCCAGACACGACGACGCGCCCCCGGCCGAAGCCGGGGGCGCTCGCGTTTGCTGGTCGGCGCCGGCCGGGACGTCACCGGCGGCACCGCATCGACGACCCTACCGCCCCGACACCTCGTATGTGGGTGCGGCCGGCGTGCCGAGGAGGACACCCAGCCACGGCCACCGCGCCTCGGCCACCCGGACGAGGGCGTAGTAGCCGGCCATCGCCAGCGCCATCACGCCCACGGTGAGGGCGGTGGAGGAGTCGGCGTCGATGACGATGCCCGCCGTCGAGGCCAGCCAGGCGAGCAGGGCGCCGACGGCGGCGGGGACCGCGGTGCGGATCAGGCTGATCAAGTAGTCGTGGGTCATTGAGTCTCCTCGTTCGGATAGGACCACTGGCCGCGGCCCTGGCCGTAGGGCACCGCGTACTCGCGGTATGTCTGGCCGAGCCCGAAGACGAGTAGGTCCACGGTGTCGTCGGGCAGCTCGGCGACGACGCCGTCCGGGCGGGCGGCTGTCTCGTGGGTCACGGTGGGGTCGCTGGCGCTGGCCACGGTGCGAGGCGTCGGCCCCCACCGCTCGATCACGGCGGGCACCGTCGTGTCGCGGGTGCGGATCACGATGGCGGGCGACACGACGTCGCCGAGCTGCCCGTTGTCGATCTTCGATTTGTAGTGGACGATGTGGCCGATGGTGGGCGGCATGGTGCCTCCTGGTTAGGGTCAGGGGATGGATGTGCCGTCACTGCCGCAGCGACAGCGGCTGCTCCTGGCCGAGTTGTCCGGTGTGGCCCGCCGGTACGGCACCGGCGATCGACGGGACGCTCCCCGCGAGGTGGCGGTTGCCGCGGTGCGGGCGGTCACCGACGATCCTGTGCTGCTGGGTGTGCAGGCCGGGGTGGCGCTGGTCGACCCGCACGGCATCAACGGGCCGATTGTGGAGCTGCTCGAGGCGGCTGGTGCGGACATGACTGTCGCGCGGGAGCACGCGGCCGAGGTGCGCGAGCGGCTGGAGAGGTCCGGCGTCTCAGTCGAGGGCGTTGTAGCCGACGACCGACACCACCAGGGCGATGATGGAGACCAGCGCGGCCAGTGAGGGCAGCGGCCACCGCGCGCTCTCCAGGGCGCGTAGGCGGTGCTCGTGGTCGTCGCCTTGTTGGGTGAGGTCCTTGAGGTCTTTGGCTAGGACCTGGACGTTCGTGTTCAGCGCGACGATTTGGTCGTAGATCTCTTTCAGGCCGATCTCTACGACCAGTGGCGAGGTGCCGCCTGGCGGTGGTGGTCCGGTGGTGCTCACTGTGGATCTCCCGGGCTATCGGATTGGGTTGCGGTAGGCGGCGTCCCACGTCTTGCGGCCCAGCAGCCCATCCCGGGTGAGGCCCTGGTCCGCCTGGAACGCCTTGATCAGCTCCCGGTACTCCGGCCCGTACAGGCCATCGGCGCCGGCCGTGCGCAGGTAGCGGCGGCCCTTGCCCGCTGGCCAGCCTCGGCGGGTCAGCTGTTTGGTCCAGGCGGCAAGCCATTGCCGGTCGGTGCGGCCCCGGAACCGGCGGCGGTAGTAGCCGGACACCGACCTGTTCCCGTCCCGTCGTGGGCCGAAGTAGTGCCCGGTCGGAAGCGGGAACGCCACCACCGGGCCGGGCGCCGGCCGTGGCGGCACCGGTGCCGGCGTGCCGAGCTGGTCGAGTCGCCAGTCCGTCCCCCGCACCGTGTCGGCGGCCTGGGTGAAGTCAGAATTCACGTGGCAGTGGGTCGTGTGCCGGTTCGAGCCGGTGTAGGTGCGGGTGGTGAAGTCGTACCGGCGGTGCCAGATGCGGCCGTTGAAGATGATGTACCGCACCCACCACAGCACGCCGGAGCGAGCCAGCGTCACCCACAGCTGCACGACCTGCTCCATCGTGACCCCGCCAGGGTCGCGCAGGTCGGCGTCGAAGTCCCGGGCCCGCACCTCGTCGACCTGGTCGCCGTCGCGGTGTTCGGGTCGGCCGGTTCGGTCCGGGTTGTGCGACGACGGGTAGCCCTGGTGGGCGGTGTCGCCGATCGACCCGTCCGACCTCGTGTCGCGCCCCGGGAACCGCTTGTTGAGCTGATCGCGGGCCTCATCCAGATTCGGTACTACCGTCCACGTCATCGATGTTCACCTCCACTGTTGGCCAGTCGGTCTGGGCAGGGTCGTCCCACGGGTCGGGGATCTGCGCCCCGATGTGCTGCTCCGGGCTCTCGTCCGGAACCGGATGGGGATTGGTGGGCATAGGTGCCTCCTGATGTCGGGTGGTCACAAGACGGCGATCCACTGCACGGGCACGTCGGCCCACGTGCTGGGTGAAACGGAGCCGTCCCCGCGGTACAAAAACAACGTGAACCCGCTGGCGGTGATGTTGATGGGCCTGGACTCCCAGCGGGCCGCGGCACCGCTGCCGGAGACGACCTGCGTTGACACGTGCGGCGCCGCTGCGAACGGCGAAGCGAATGTGACGGCCTGCGTGTAGCTGGTCAGGTCCGTGAACGACACCTCGACCTGCCCGCTTTCCTGCTCCCCCAGCCGGGCCGGCGTGAGCTGCATCCCGGATTGCCAGTGCGTCACGGCGTCCTCCTCCTCATAGGGGCACCACGGCCGGATCCCAGACCTGCACCTCGGTGCCGTCCGGCCACGCCCGCGAGACCCCGTTGACCGACCGCGCCGACAAAGTCACGGTCTGGGTGAGCCCGGTGCCGGTGATCCCGGTCGCGGTCACGCGCTCACCGCCGATGCGTAGATCCAGCGGGAAATCTGCGGGATCCGTCGTCCACGGGCGATTCGCGGCGGTCGAGGTCATCATCATCGTCATCGCTGACTCGGATACGGCCGCGATGGTGGAACCGTCCGCGCCGACCCGCTGCGGGCCCGCAGCAACGGCGACGTCCCATCGACCTGCCGGCTCGGTCGCTAACTCGACGGTCCACTTGCGTCGGCCGGTGATCGTCTCGCGTGCGTGCACGAGGGTCTGGTCGATCGTGTCGGTTGTCGCCGCGTCGGGGGCGTTGACCGCCTGCACCCGTGACCCGGGCTGGCAGGCCACCCAGTCCGCGGTCAGCCCGCGCCCGGCGCGGGTGTGCAGCGGCACGGTGAGGCGATACCGGGTGCCCGCCTGCCCGTACATCCATAGCCGCCAGGTGGCGTGATGCTGCAACTGGCCGTCCGACGTCAGATTGAGACGAGGGCTCGACGGAATCTGCCCCCGCTGGGCAATCGACTCCTCATCGTCGGCGACCGCGCTGGAACCACCGATGCGCGTGACCGTCCAGTGATTACGCAGCCGCTGATCGTCGGCGGCTGGCCTCAGGTTTCCGCCGAGCTGCCGGTTGGCGGCATCGATGGTCAGAGCGGGCGGGGCGTTGTATCGGGACCAGCGGGGCAGGTATGCCAGCCCGAATCCGGACTCGTAGATGATGCCGAGGTCGACCTGCTCGCACTGCTGGTACAGGTCGAGTGGGGTGCCGTCTGGCTGCACGCCCATCGCGGTCGCGCCCTCATCGGGGACCGTCGGCGTAGACAGGGCGACACCGTCCTCGGCGCACAGTCGGGCCAGCCGCAGGTGGGCCGCCTCGCCCGGGTGGGCGTCTACTCGCGAGCCAGTGAGTGGCGACGTCGCGCTGTCCCACACCCGCAGATGCCCCACGACGAAATCGAGCGCGCCAGGCGAGATCACGTGCTGGTCGGGGTTGAGCGCGATGGTGTCGATCCGGGCCAGGGTGCCGGTGACGGTCACCGACCCTATGGTCTGCAAACCGACCATGACGGTCACGTCGATGGACCCGCCGTTCTGGACGGCGGATATCCTGAGATTGAAGGGCCCGACGTACCGTGTCGGCACACTCCAGACGACTGTCGGTGACCCTGACGCGGTGTAGGCCACCAGATAGGTGCCGTAGACGTCGTTGTAGCTATCGACATAGTCCCAGCGCACGAACGGCTCGGTAGGCGTTGTCCATCTCATCAGGACAACCTGTTCGGTCGGGTTGCCCGTCTGCCAGAACGCCTCCAGCGTCCAGGCGACAGGGCTGCTGGTCCCAGCCGGCGCCCGACCGGACAGGGAGCCGCCGTCGGTCAGCAGCGGCAGGGGCTTGGTGCCGTACCGCTGGGTGCCCCCGACGGTGATGTCCACGCCCCCGGCGGCGAATTCCACGCTCCCGTCTGCTCGCATCGGCGCTACGCCGCGGATGCCGGATGCCGCCTGCGTCGCGTCGGCCTCGTCCTCACACGGCCAGTAGGCCAGCAGTCCGCCACCGGCAGCGGCGAGGATTGACCGGTTCATCGGTGACCTGCCCGGCGGGGATCCGCGTCCCAGCCGACCAAGCACACCCACCGACTCGATGCGTGCCACCGCGAGCTTGCCGCTCCGGCCCGGCCAGGTCACCGGCCAGTTCCGCACATGGCCGGAGTGACGGTTGCGCCATCCGGCCCCGTCACCCAGGTCCACGTCCACACTGACCGGTGTCCAGGTGCGCACATGCGGCCAGTACGGAGACGCCGCATTTTCGGCGGTAAACCGGCCGTCGCTGTTGCGGAGCGTCAGCGCGCATGTCGACGACTCGGGCCGGGTAGCGCTGGACTGGCGTCCCCATTCCAGCTCGATCGGATCCGACGGCCGCCAGTAGGCGGTCAGGTCCGTCCATGACCAGGTGGCGGGGTCGGCGTGCGGATCAGCGCCGAACGCGGCGCGGATCCGCACGCCGAGCGGGTCACCGTCAGCCCAGCCCATACCGTCTCCTACTGGTCACTGCCGATGACCTCCTGCACATCACCGCCACGTAGGGCCACCTGCTCCCGCAGCACCAGGACCAGATCCCCGCCACGAATCCGGAACTCTCCGGTGAGCAGCAGCCGTATCAGCCCGGCCACGGCCGACCCTGACGTGAGGGGTTGGATCGTGGCCCCGCGGTTGAGGTACGCCAGCTCGGGGCCACGCTCACCGACCACGGCAAGACCCGGCGCGAGAGCAGTACCCCCCTTCGCCAGGTACGGAATGTTCGGGGTGGACAGAGTCGCTCCACCCCACACCTGCCCCAAACCCGGCACGGAGACGCCGGGGATGCGGAAGCTCAGCCGGTTCCACCGGCCGATGATCCAGTTCAGGGCGGACTTGAAGCTGGCCTTGAGCCCGTCGAACAGGCCCCGCGTCGCCCGCCCAACCCGGCCGGGCAGCCCGGTCACCCAGCGAAGCCACCCCGCGCCCTTATCGACGATCCAGTCGAAGACGGCGCGGCCCAAGTCACCGACCTTGCGCCAGGTCCCCGAAAACAACGACCACCACGTCCGCGCCCCCGCAACGAGCATCCCTATCGCCCATTCCCAGCCGCCGACGATCCAATTCAGCACCCATTCGGCGGAGGTCTTGATGCCACCCCACGCGGCCTGCCACAGATCCTGGAACCACGTCGTTTTTGTCGCAATCAGCACGATCACGGCGACAAGGCCGACGACCGCGAGGACGATCCATGTGATCGGCGAAGTCCACAGCGCCAGGTTCAGTACCGTCTGCACTGCCGCCCATGCCTTCAGGGCCACGATGATCGTGCCGATCACTCCGGCGAGGATTCCCAGCCCGGTCGCCAGCGGCACCACCCAACCCGAGTTACGGGACAGCCAACCGAACGTGGCCTCAATGTGGGGCACGGCCTGGGCGAGTCTCTCGACCAGCGCGGCCTGGACCTGCCGCTTGAATGCCTCCAGCTTCTGACTGGCGGACATCTCCAAGGTTTCTCCGAGCTGACCCACCGCCCCATCAACCGTGCCGAGGGCCGACGCGGCCGATGACGGGTCTAGCGCGAACAGCGCGTCTTGCATGTCGACGAACTTCTCGCCGGCGACCGCCGCTGCGACCTCCGCGCGTTTCGCCGGATCCTTCACCCCCCGCAGCCGGTCGAGGATGGCGTCCAATGCAACCGAGGCACGCTCTCCGCCGGCGGCGAAGTCCTTGGACATTTTGTCGGCGCTCAATCCCAGTGCCGTGAGCCCTGCGGCGGCGTCACCCTGTGTTACCCGGTCGTTGATCTCTTTGATCGTGTCGGCGACCACGTCGGCGTCACGAGCACCCTCCCGCAGCCCTTGCTGGATGAGGCCGAGCGCGGCGGCACCATCCAGGCCCACCGCCCGGAACTGGGTGCCGTACTCGGTCATCGTGTCCAGCAAGTCGTCGGAGAGATCCTGCGTGCCAGCGAAGCCGCGGGCGAGCATGTCCAGGGCATCGAGGGCGCTCGCCGCCAGCCCGGTCTTGACCATCTGCCCCGCCGCTCGGGCAGCTTGTGTGACATCTTGGCTGTAGGTGGTGGCCAGGGCCTGTGTTTTGACAGTGATGTCCTCGATGACCTGAGCGTCGGCGTCCTTCGGCAGCAGGCCAGAGGCCATGACCGCGCGAGCGGCGTCCATCGCCGCAGTAGCGGTGTCGCCGAAGCCTCGTCCATAGGCCGCCCCGGCGGCCTCACCGATGCGCGCGGCCAAGACGGGGTCACCGATCTGGGCACTCAGCTTCGTCCGGGCTGCGTCGAGGTTCAGGCCCCCGATCAGGCCGGCGCCGAGGCCGGTAGCGAGCGCGGCACCGAGGACGGGGCCGTACTGCTTGGCTCGGTCACCGAGCTGCCGCATCTTGCCCTCGGCGAGTTTGAAGCCCCTGCTGAGGTGCGTGTCGTCGGTTTTGAGGTAGGCAACGAGCTCGCCAAGTTTCAGCGCCACCGATCACCTCCTGTCAGATCATGGACGGTCGCGGTTGCGTCAGGTGCCGACACTGTGCGGCGGTTGCCGCAGATCGCTACCGTGCAGCGGTTGACCACTGGAAGGACCTCCGATGCAGCCTCAACAAGCCCCGGCGAAGAAAAGGGGCAATCCGGTAATCGGCGCGGTCGCGCTGCTCGCACTTGTTGCACTCGCCGGCATAGGCGGGTTCGTCCTCCTCAGCGGCGGCAGCGAGCCACAAGACCCGGTGAGTGCCGACCGGGGCATCACCGCCGAAGTGATGTGCGAGCAGTTCATCGAAAGAGAGCTCAAGGCTCCGGCCACAGCCGAATACACCGATCCGACGACCAGTAAGGACGGGGCGACGTACACGGTGAGCGGTGCGGTTGATTCGGAAAACAGCTTCGGGGCGAAAGTTCGATCCCAATACAACTGCATTGTTACGGATGCTGGTGACGACAAATGGACGTTGGTTGACCTGCAGCTGTCGGAGTAGCTTCAGGTCACACGGAGTCGGGTGTCGGGAGCTCGGGTTCAGGCGCGAAGGCCCGGTAGGTGCGGGTATCCGCGGCGAGTAGGCCGAAGATGCGTGTCTGGAGCCACCGCCAGGACCGGGTCCGCATCAGGGTCCGGTCTTCGACGTCGATGCCGTACACGTCGTGTAGGTCGGCCTCGATATGCGCCCACCGTGCGAGTAGGGCGCTCCAGCTCACCGTGCCTTCCGGCGTCCCCTGTTCCTGCGCCCGGGTGTCGGCGGGGATGTCGTACCACTCGTAGAGGCCGGTGGCGGGGTCTTTCCGTCCCCGGCCGTACGGTTCCCGCCAGTCTGGGCCCGGTTCTGCGCCCGACGTGCCTGCCGGTTCGTCGGGCGCAGGGCTTCCGGGCGGCCCCCGGAGGTCCAGTACCGTTCGGCGGCGTCCTCGCCGCCGATGATCCAGATGTAGCCGGTCTGCCCGGCAAACTGGAGGTACGGGTCCTCGACGCCGTCGGCAGCCATCTGCTGGTAGACGTCGCCGAGGACTCGTTCCGGCAGGCTGAGGTCACCCGGCAGCTGCGGTAGGGCCTCGATCCGGGCGACGGCGGCCTGTATCTCTTGCTCGCTGCTGGCGTTGTGGACCTCTCCGGTGACCTCGGCCAGGCGGCGGCACCACAGGCCCAGCTCGGCTGAGGGCAGCGGCAGGGTGTACTCGCGGCCCTTGACCGTCAGCGTGAGCCCTGGCGACCAGTAGGCGTCGAGGTCGTCGAGACGCGCACCCATCAGGCGTAGGTGTAGTCGTCGGCGGCGGTGTCCGTGCTGGCCCCGGCTGTGGTGGTGACCTTGACTTGGACGGTGCTGGCGGCCACCGCCGGTGGGATCGCCACGATGTGGCTGTCGGAGACGACTGTGTAGTCGATGGCGTCGTCGGTGCCGAACTCCACTGCGGTGACGGCGGCGACGCCGTTGGGCATGTAGTGCTGGCCGTAGATGTTCACGACCTGGTCGGATCCGGCCGTTGATCCGGAGGTCGGGGCAATGCTGGTGACGGTCGGCGTCAGGCTGCCGGCGGGGTTGGTGATGTCGGCGAGGATGCCCTGCCCTTGGAGCACGATGTCGATGGTTTCGCGGCCCTTGCCGCCGCTGGGCGCCCATGACTTGACGTAGACGCGGCCTTCGTGGGAGTTGCCGTCGTCGAGGCCGTCGCGGTTGTACCAGCGGATCCCGAACTCGGCGTTCCCGGCCGCGCTGGTACGCAAGGCTTTGAACTGGCTGCGGAGGAAAGCCTGCACAGCATCGATGGCGGTTCCGGCGAGGTTGGTCGACCAGGCGATCTTGGCCTCGATGCGCCAGTTGTAGCCGGTGACTTCCTCCCGCATCGCCCCGGTGTCGTCGTAGACCTCGTCGTCTTCGGTGCGCAGTTCCTCGAGGAGTTTGGCCTCCTCGATTCCCATGAGCTGTTGGTAGTTGATGGCTGGGTAGGTGGCGGTGTCGATGTCGAGTCGGTGGGTGCGGGCCAGCTCGGTGACCCGGGTGGTCGGGGTGGTCGCCATGGGATGGCCCTGCCTTTCGTCAGTCGGTGCGATTGAGCGTCGGGCGCATCGCCTCGACGTAGTAGTTGCTGGACGACTCCCACCGGCGGTTGGTGTCCTGTCCGAGGGAGGTGTGGTTGCGGCGGGTCACGTCCACGATCTGCACCGCGCCGAGGGTGGTCCGGCCGAGGCTGTCGAGCAGCTCGTACACGGCGTCGCCGAGGTCCTCGACGTCGCGCGGGTCATCGGGCACGCCGCGGCAGCGCACCTGCACGCCCACTGTGTGGTCGGCCATGCCGGGCAGGTCGTCGCCGAGTGGGTAGGCGGCGAGGGTGATCAGCCGGTCTGGGTGCTGCGGGATGGCGCGGATGACGATGGCTGTCTCGCCGTCCTGGTAGGCGCCGGATGTGCGCCAGGTTCCGGCGCCACCAGTGTGGAGTAGCTCGGCGAGGCCGGTCAGCAGTTGGGAGGTCCAGCCGTCACCGAGTGCCATGTCATCCCTTCAGTGGCTTTCCGGCAGCCTGCGCGATGAGGGCGAGCATTACGTCCCGCTCCGTTGTCATCGGTTGCTCCAGGTATTTGGCTTGGCGGCCGTCGTCGTGCCGCAGGGTGAGGTCTTCGTGTTGCCGGATGGCGTATTGCCTGTCGTAGGACACCGCGACGGTGCCGGAGCCGGGGTCGCTGGATACCTCGCCGGAGCGCTCCAGGTCGCCTTCCTCGTGCGGGACGAGGGTTGAGGACTCCTGGAGTAGGTGTTCGGCGGCCAGTTCCAGGCCGTGCATGCCCGCGTCGGACAGTGCGGCGAGCACCCTGTTTCCGTCCCATTCCAGCCGGAAGTCGTCGGCCATCGGCTACTCCAGGTTCAGCTCGACGTGCTCGGGCAAGTCCAGGCCGTGCGCGGATAGGTCGGAGCGGGCCAGGACCCGTGAGGTACGGCCGGCCCAGGTGACCCGGGATCCGGGTGGACAGGTAGTGCCCGGTGGGCAGTAGACGGTGGTGGAGCTGACCTGTTCGGTGCCGGCTGCGTCCTGGGTTTGCACCCGCACCAGGCGGCGGGACTGCTCCACCACGCACGGGCCGACTTCGACCGGGTCGGCGAGCACGTCACCGTAGGCGCCGGATCCCTCGTACGCCTGCACCGAGATGGTGGCCGGCGTGGGGATGTGAACGGCGATGAAGTCAGCCCAGTCCATGCCAGGGCTCCTGTGGTCCTCGCCCGGTCAGTCTGGCGGCCTGGAGTACCTGCCACGCCTGCGACCACAGCGGCCCGACCTTCGTGGCGGCGCCGGTCTGGGATCCCTGCCACCGCTGCACGTTGATCCGGCCGATGGTGAAGGCGCCGGCCTCCCGGGTGCCGCTACCGCTCGTGTCCCCTTGCGTCAGACCAGACGCCACCTGCTCGAGCGTGGCCAGGTTCAACGCGGCGATCACGTCCTGGTCCTCGTCGTCGTACACCGCGCACAGCAGCGCCCGGTCGACGTCCCGGGACGCGCGCACGAGCAGCAGCGCCGCGTTAGCTGGGACGTCGAGTCCGGCTGCGGTCAGATGCTCGGTGAGGTCGTTGACGCTGGCGTACGCGCCGGCGACTGGGGCGGACAGTACCGTGACGACCTCGCTGGCGCTGGTGTCGTCGCCGTCGTAGGTGCCCTCCCACAGTGCCAGGTAGGCCGTGGCCGTCAGGTCGGCGGCGGTTGCCCAGCTGTAGCCGTACACGCCGGTCGCCGGGTTGGTGATCCCGGTCGAGGTGGGGCCGACCACGGCGGCGCCGCCGGCTATGGGCAGGATCGTGATGGTGAGCGCGTCCACGTCGACGCGGGTGCCGTCGCCGCGTTCGAAGGTCGCGGTGAGGGTGATGGTGCGGCCCTGCACTATCTCGGTCACGTTGTCACCCGCCGGAAGGTCTGGTCGTCGAACGACAGGTGGAACTCGCCTGACTGTGTGCGGCGGATGATCACCGCGTCGGTGGAGGCGATGACTTCGCACGGGGCGGCGACGCCAGTGTTGGTGGGGATCGGCAACAGCCGGCCGTGTGTGACCGGTGCGAACCCGGCCGGCAGGTTGAACAGTGTGTCGCCGGCCACCGACCCGGCTGGCACGTAGATCCGGCCCTGCATCCGTACCGTCGCGTCGGCGTCCCAGCACACCTGCAAGGGCGCCACCCCGGCGGCCACGCTCTCGCTGTAGCGGGCGGTCGCGCCCGGGTCGATGGCGGTGATGTCCGTCCACGGCTGGAGCGAGGTGATCCAGCGCGCGAGGGCGTCGATCCCGCCGATGTGCGTGCGGGTGCCGTTGGGTTCGCGGCGCTCCAGGCGCAGCATGAGGCCGGTGGCGCCGGCGCGGGTGATGAGCACCTGGAGGTGTTCCCACAGCCGGCCGGGCAGGTGCTCCCAGCGGCCGTACGCCAACTCGTTGAGCCAGCAGGACAGCTCTTCGTCTTCGGGGTTGCCGGTCAGGTTGCGGCCGAACTGGAGGAGGTCGGGCTCGCCGCTGGCGGGGTCGTGATCAAGGATCAGCCGGAGCAGCGCGGCGGCGAGCGCCCCGGCGGGTGTGTTCACCTTGTCGATCTTGTCGGGGTCCCCGCCGGGGACGGTGCCCTCAGCTGCCATGGCATGCCTCCCTCGGGAATGGTGGGGCCCGGCCGCTATGCCTCGGCCAGGCCCCGGTCTTACTCGGACTACGGCCCGTACTTCTCGATCAAGTCGGTCTTGGTGAGCGCCTCGGCCTCGTCCGGGTCGGCGTCGTGCACCCTGACCGCGTAGCCGACCCACTCGGCCTTGACCGCCGACGGTGCGGGCGGCTCGTCGGCGAAGCCCACGTTGGCGGTCACCTGGTAGCCGCCGTGTCGGCGGAAGTAGGCCAGGGCCAGGCGGTCGCCGACGGGGTCTACCTGAGCGACGCCGTCGACGAATGTCACTCCAGCGACCTCGCCGGTAACCGCAATGGGGGCGGTGACCGTGACGGTCGCCATCACTGCACCTTGACTTTCCGGAGCACACCGCATGCTTTGGTGTTCTTGAGCACCATCGCGGTTGGGCCCATCTCCAGTTCGCCGGTCTTGACCGCGCCGGCCCGCGCGAAGTCGGGCATCCACGTTTCCACCAGTGGCTTACCCGCCACGGAGGCGCCGTGCAGCGCATCCAGGCCGAGACTGACGGCGTACAGGTCGGTCAGGCCGGTGATGTTGCCGCCGCCCCCACCACCGTCGGCGTCGGCGGTGTAGATCGGCACGATCGGGGCGGAGCCTTGCATGCCGTCACCGAGGTCGATCAGGGTCCAGTCGCCGTAGCGCTCGACCCGGCGGCCCAGGTCGTCCTTGTCGGCGGTGTACAGCCCGGCCCACCGGGCGAGCGCCCGGATACGGGTGACGGACTTGGTGTTGCCTAGCAGTGCTTTCTCGCCGGGAGGGAGGGCGCCGGGTGCACCGAGGTCACCGCCGCCGGTCTTGGACGGCACGATCTCGGCGAGCATCGCGTCGAGGTGGTCCAGGGCGGCCATCGCCAGGGCCTGGGTGGTGACGGTGGATGACCGCCAGTCCAGGTAGCCGTCGGTCACCCCGTTGACGAGCGGGTCGTACTCGGTGGCGGTGCCGGTGAGGGACTTGTCGAGGCCGTCGAAGCCGTTGACGTCAACGGCGGTGTCGCCGTTGATGAGTTCCTCCTGCCACTTCTGTTGGGTGGCGGTGAGTAGTTGCTGCATCTGGAACGTGACTTCGTTGGTCTGCGCCTGGCCGAGGTTCGCCAGGATCCGGTCGACGGTGAATGCGCCGCCGTGGGGCTTGAGGTCGACGTCGTACCGGGTCCGGGTCGCCTCAGCGGGCGTGTACTCGGTGTTGATGGCCCGAAACGCGGCGGTGCGGGGGGTCGTCAGCCGGGTGTACCCGTAGGTGAGGGTGGATCCACCGGTGGGGTTGACGGTGTCGTCGAAGACGATGCGGTCCAGGAGCCAGGAGTACCGGCGCAGGTTGTCGATCACCGCGAAAGCGACGTCGTCCTGCGTGTTCACCTGGGCCTGGGCGAGGGTGACAGCCATTGCTGTGACTCCTGTTCCTGGGTGGTGGGGTTAGTTGCCGTTCATGCGGGCGGCGATGGCCGCGCCGAGTCCGGTAGGACGCTGGCGGGCGCCGGTGCCGCCGTTGTGGTCCGCTCCCTGGCGGGCCGGCCCTTGGCCTCCCAGAGCGAGTTTCGGGTTGCTCTTCACTGCGTCACGGATCGCCTGACCGACGGTCTTCTCGAAGTCGGTCGCGGACGGATCCAGGGCGGCGAGCTGTTTCATGAATGTGCGGCTGTCGGTGAGCGCGTCGACGTCCGCGCCGGCCTTGCCGGCGAGTTTGAACAGCGCGTTTTCGATGGTCAGTTCGCCGATGCGGGCCTGGGCGTCGGTCAGCTCCTTGGCGACTTTCGCCGCGGTGGCGGCCGGATCGGTCTTCGGGTCGGGCTTCAGGCCCAGGGCGACCAGGACAGCGTCAAGCTTGGCCTGCTGATCCTGCTCGGTCTTGAGCCGTAGGTCCTTCTCGCGTTTCGCGTCGTCGCGGGCCTTGCCCAGGTCACGCATCGCGCGGTCAGGGTCGTACTCGCCCTTGATCTCGGGCTTGCTGCTGGTGGCGTCGTCCTGGCTGGACTCGCCGGGCGGGGGACCGTCGCCGGTGTCGTCTGCGCCGCCGGATCCGTCGCCTGCTTCGGCGCCGCCGGCAGCGAGGCGGATCGGTAGGCCGTTGCGGCGGTAGCCGATGATGCGGCCGGCGCGGGCGCTCAGGCCGGGACGGGTGTGCTCCACAGGTTCCCTCCTTGAGGGCGCAGCGAACACCCCGGGGGCTTACCGGGGTGGTGACAGGGGTTGGGGCGCCGATCAGGCGTAGATCAGTCCAGGCCCATGATCTGCCGGGCCCGGGCGTGGAATTCGTCCTGGGCGGCCGGCGGGGCGTCGAGGTCGACGTGGTGCAGGTTGTAGTCGCTGCCCGGCGTCGGATGCTCGTCAGGGTGGAACCCCGCGGTGTCGGCGTGACGGGCTACCCAGTCGCGGTGCCATTCGCCGAGTTCGGCCAGGCGGCGGACCCGGTCGGCAGAGGGTCGGACCGGGCGGCGGCGAGGTCGGGGCATGTGGGGGTCAGGGTCTGTCATAGCCACTTCACCCCTTCCCAGTCCGAGCCGAGCATGGCGCGTTTACCGATCCAGTCACTGTCGTTGGCGGATCGGCCGCACTGGCTGATCTCCCACGCCGACGGGTAGCTATCGCTGCCGAACGCCTCGTATTCGGCGCGCTCCAGGATAGCTTCAGCCTGCTCGATTTGCGTTTCGTCGGTCGCGGTTGCGATCTCGCGGCGGAGGCGGTGCAGGATCTCGTCGGCTGATTCCTCGTCGGCGAAGTCGTAGCCGTGACTAGCCCACGTATAGCCGCCGATGTCGATGTTGGCGTGGACTTCGATACGGGTGATGCCCTGTGACCGGTACCAGCCCTCCAAGTGGGCGTTGAACTCACTGGCGAAGCCCTTCCCCCGTTGGTCTCGGGCGAGCTGGAGGAAGGCGTGCACGGCGACAAGTTGCCCGTCGTCGTCGCGGTAAAACGCTCGCTGAACATTACCGACCTCGGTGCCGTCCAGCGCGTCTGCGTAGATCTTGGCGCGGACCAGGATGCCATGGAGGTCGCCGGCGTGGCCGAATTCGTCGTAGCTTTCGACGCCGTTCACTTCCACGATCAGGCCGGCGTACTCCCCGCCGACTATGTCGGCCATGACGTCGGCGGCCATGTCTCGGCCCGCAGCCTGGTCAAGGTCTACCTCCAGCAGTCCTGGTAGGTCATCGACACGGGGCGGCGGTTGGGGTGCGCGAATCCGCCGTGGCAGTGCCGCCGGGATAGGCGTAGCGGCCGGCGATGGCATGCTGGCTGGCCGGCTACCGGCGCCGGGTTGTTCCCGGTAGCGCAGCCTCTTCAGCTCCGGGTTCGCGGCGAGATGCGCGCGCATCGTCTTCTGCCAGGCGCGGACTTTCGCGGTCGCTGCGGTCCTCGCCTCCGGTGTGAGCGCCCCCGTTTCGCGTTCTTTCCAGCGGCGAATCTGCCGCTCGATGTGCCGTTGCCGCTGCTTGGCCTCGTACCCGTCGGGGTTGGCGGTCGGCTTGGCCGGTCGGCGGGTCGCCCCGGGTAGGTACGCGCGCAACGAGTGTGTGCAGTTCGGGTGTTGAAGGCCGGCGGCGCGGGCCTGCTCCACCGTCCCGGCCACGTCCACGGTCACGGTGCGGCCCTCGTCGAGGGCGCTGGGCATCTCAACCCGACCCCGCTGGGCGCCGGAGATCGACAGGATGGCGCCCTCCCAGGGACGGCAGCGTTCACACTCGCGGGGACTGTCAGACACGATGACAAGATCAATACCGAGGGTGGTGAGCCGATCGGTCTGCCCCTGCACGGCAGCGCGTTGGGTGACGGTACGAGCTGCCATCTCCACATACGACGACAGTCGCCACTGCCGGCCGCGGACATCGCCGAACGATGTGATCCCCTGGTCGATGAACTTTTGGTACGCCCACTGGGATGCCTGCCGGCGGGTCATCCCCCCGACCACCGACACCGCGGTCGCCCGCTGCACCACCGACCGGTACACGTCCACCACGTGCCGCACGACGTTGGAGTGCCGCTGCCGCACATCGTCGAGTAGCGCGGCGGCGAGGGACTCCATCACCCCGGCGCGGATGCCCTGCGCCCGGATCACTCCAGCCGCCCGGGCGGCGTCCGGGTCACGAGGCAGCAACCGGGCGGGGATACCGGCGGTGGCGGTGGCCTGGCCGCTGCGGTACGCGGCGGCGAGCATGCCGCGGATGCGGTCGGACGCGTCGGCGGCGACCAGGGCGAGAACACGCTCGAGGGCGGCACGCACCGTGGCGAGGGCGCCGAGGCGTTGCGCCTGCCAATCGGCGGCGTCGATACCGGTGGCCAGGCGGCGGGTGACCTCGGCGAGGATCGCCTGTTCGGCGTCGCGGTACAGGTCAACGAGGGTGCGGGTGGTGGCCTCGATCTGCTCGCCGGACAGGGCCATCGGCTACGCCTCCACCGTCGTCTCCTCGCCGGCCTGGGTGTTGCCGGCGAGCGCCCCTAACGCCGGCCCGACCTCGACCGGGTCGGGCTGGTCACCGCGGATACGGGCCACCTCGGCGCGGACCTGCGGGTCGTCCCACTCGGGGTGGACCATCCGGACCCTGGTGTCCACCGACACCGCTTCGGCGGCATGCAGTAACTGCAGGGTGCGCGCAACCGTCTCAGGTGCCTCAGAGACGCTGTCGCCGAACTCGACACTCGGCCGTACCGGGTCGGGCCGGCTACCGCCGAGCTGGGTGCGCTCAACCGCGAGGAGCAGCTCCACTGCCTCGGCGATGGCAGGCTTCCACGCCTGGATCCGGTTACCCCGGGTGGTGAAGGACATCCTTTCTCGGGCCTGCACCTCCGTGGCTGTCACGGCGACATCGCCCTCATCGCCCAGGGTTTGGCTGCTCAGCCCGGCGTGCCGCATGGCGATTTTCACGGCCTCGTCGAGTGATGCCTTGTGCTCGGCGTGGCGGATGGCGAACTGGCTGAGGGTGATGCCCTGTCCTTGGTCGGGTAGCGCGTTGACCGCCGTGTACACCTCCCGGTCCGCGTTCCATGTCGCACCTTGGCCGGGCCCGTTGGACTGGAGCATGTAGTCCGGGATCATGATGCGGGCGCGGGCGAGACGGATGTCGCGCATCCACGATGTCCACACCTCATCGGCAGCGTCGAATGTCTGTTCGTTGCCGTCGAAGTCGCTACGGCCGAGGTACTTCAGGCCCGGCATGGTGCGCCACAGCCGCTGCGGGCCAGTATTCGGGATCCGCACGACATCAAGCCGATCCAGGCCGGTGGCCTGAGTGCCTGTCTCGTCCACGAGGTCGGCCAGGTGGCGGGTGTCGGGGTGATCTGCCAGGCTCAGCGGCCGTCCGAGCTGGTCGGGGGTGCCCTCGTGCACGGCGTAGGTAATCCGGCCAGCGCGGGAACCGTTGACGCTGGTGACCACGTCGTGGTGCTCCAGCAACCGGACAACCGTGTTGCCATCGTTGGCCAGCTCCGACCAGAACGTCACCTCGACCAACCGGCCCCACCGCAGGACCGGCAGCGCCCCGTCGGCGTGCACCGAGGCCACGAACGCCCGATCCGCGTAGACGTCGCGGTCGATGACCGGCCGTAGGTACACGTCGCCGAGCGCCGACGCAGCCTCCGCAGCATGCAGCAAGACGGCGCTGAGGCCGTCCTCCTGGAGCTGCTCCAGCCGCGCCGTCACGCTGCTGTCCTCGTGGGTCAGGGTGGGTGGTTCGGCGAGCAGCAGATTGGCCGCCGTGGCGGCCAGGTCAGCGGGCAGCGGCACATGCAGGCGGCCGTCCCGCTGCCCGGCCGGTGGTGGATTACCCCACAGCCAGCGCGACAGGTAGCCCACGACACCACCGGCGTACTGGCTGGCCCGTACCCGATCGGACGGTGCGAGTCTGGTGCCGGTGACAGCCCGGTTCAGGTAGACGGTGCGGAGTCGGTCGGGGTCGCCCGTGTACCACGCGTCCCAATCCCGGTAGGCGGCGTAGGCGGGTGCGTGTGCGGGAGGCGGCCAGGCGCCGCCGGTGGGAATCGGCACCGGGCATCCCTTCAGTCAGGTAAGGAGAACGCCCCGCAGCAGCGGGCGCCACAGCACCTCGGGGGTTTTGATCGCGTACCGGGCGGCATCGATCGAGTGGTCATCGGCCTTGATCGGGGCGTCCTCGCCTCGCTCGGCGGCCTTGTCGTCCCAGGAGTAGCCGGGGATCTCGTCGATCAGCCCTCGACACGACTCGTGTACCCGGAGCTGGTCGTTGCCGAGCAGGCTCGACATGAGCCGGATGCCGTCGAGCACCGAGTTGTCGGCCAGCGCCGGGGTCATGCCGTCATCGTGCAGCTGCAGGCGCAGCGACGCGGCCGACGGGTCGACCACGGTCCACCCCGGCGTGATGCCCTTCAACCCGGGCGCCCCGGGCACCTCAAGGCCCGCCAGCCAGGCACGCAACTCCCGGGACAGCCCGACATCGGTGAGCTGCCGGCGGGCAGTGGCCGGATCGTGTCGCCACTCGTGGGTCAGATACAGGCGACCGTCCTCACCGGCGCCGAGGATCACCGCGGCGGTGGCGTTGCGGGTGCCGTAGTCGATACCCAGCGAGATCCACCGGTGGATAGCCGGGAGCACGGGCACAACGTGGCGGTCCTCGTCCCACATGTCGAATACGGCGCCTTCGGCCTGCACCCAGGAGCCGAGGATGAACCGCTTGTACCAGAGGCCGACGTACTCGGTCTTGAGGTCACGGACGTACTGCGGGTCGAGGTGCGGGTTGTCATCGAGGGTGCTGTGCCAGGTCCGCAGGTTCAGCTCACCGACGCGCAGGAGGTACTTCTTGCGCAGCCAGTGATTGGGGGCGTCGGGGTTGGTGGTGCCGAACAACTGCGCGCCCGGCACGGATAGCCGGGCCAGGACTTGGGTGAAGAACGCCTCGGGGATCGTCGTGAGTTCGTCACCGTAGGCCAGGCACAACGTCATGCCGCGGACTTTCGGCTCCGCCTTGGAGTCATTCGCTCCTAGGACGTCGACTTCCCGGCCGAGGATCGTGCCGGTTGCCGCGCCTGGGTTGTACTTGACCAGGCGGGCGAGCGGTCCGAACAGGAGCGGATCCGTGAGTACCGCGAACACGTTGCGGTTGACGGATTCGCGGGTTTTGCCGAACAGCAGGACCCGGCCCGAGGTGGGCGCGGTCGCGATGGCCAGGAGGAGCCGCAGCAGTGACGCGACGGTTTTACCGGACCGGACGCTGCCTTGCCAGATGTTGAGGCGGGCTGTGGACTCCACCACGGAACGGAGGTGGATCGGCGACAGGGTACGGCCGACCGCGTCGAGGTCAACCGCCATCGGATCCGGCGTGGTTGAGCTGGTCGTAGGCTGCGCCGAGGCCCCGGGCGAGGGCTCCGAGCATGCTCTTCGCAGCGTCGACGCCGGGGTCGGCGTCGTAGTCGTCGAGTTTGATGGCTCGGTCAATGGCGGCACCCACGGCCTGCATGATCTTCTGCTTGTCCGCGAAAGTCGGTTCGGACAATGTCCAGTCCACGCGGTCGAACTCCTTGCCGCCGTGGTCGACGTAGTCGGCTGACTGCCAAAGCTGCTGACGGAGCCGCTCGGCGTCGTCAAGCAGGGCGCTAGCCAGGACAGCTCGTTTGGCGCGAGCGTCGTCCTTCTTGGCTTCGGTAGCGGCGCGGGTGACGGCCCGGTCGAAGCTGAGGTCGAGCTGGTCGGCGATCCTGGAGACGGTACGTCCGGACCGGCCGATCGTCCGGCCGATCTCGTTGCGGGACATGCCCTGGGCGTGCAGTTCGCGGACGCGGTCGTAGTCGGCCTGGGTGACAGGTCGGGGGGTAGTCATGGGCTCGCTCCGTCCCGAGCCTTGCCCGGTCAGAGGGTGGTGAGGGGCGGACGCACGCGATGAGCGGGTGCAATACCGGCGGGACAAGGGCGGCGCGGGCAGGCCATCCCAGCCTGTGACCTGCCCGCACCCCTGTGGTCGCGTCCGGTCCTGGACACGCAACAGCCCGGCGCCACTGACTGGTCGACCGGGCTGCGGGTTGTCGGCCCTGGGTATAGGGCCGCGCTGAGCGCAGCGTATCAGATCATGACCCTGAATGGTCAAATCGGACACTACCGGAGCTTGTAGAGCTGGTCGGGAGGCCATCCGGACCCGGTTGCGGCCATGCGCCACCAGTCATGCACCTCATCACCGAGGTAGTCGACGATCGCCGGTGCCGCGGTGGGTGCCGCGTCGGCCAGCAGCCGCAGGACCGCCTTGTGCCAGTCCTGGTGGCAGGGCGGATGCGGCAGGCTCAGGCGGCTATGCCAGGTGGCAATGCCGCCGTAGATCTCCGTCAGGCTGCCGACGAGGTCCAGGCGCAGCGGTGGCCGGCTGCCGGGCGCGCTGCGGGTGGTGCCGAGGGTCCTACCACCGGTGGGAGTGCACGCCTCGCGGAGCTGGTCGAGCAGACACGGGTGGGTGATGACGCGTCCCTGGACGGCGACGTGGATGGGTCGGGTGAGCTGGTCGACGTCGGCGGTGATGGCGCTGTGGCGGGTCGCGGTGGTCAACGGTGGTGCCTCCGGTGCGGGTCATGGCTTGGTGACCTGTGGCTTTGCGTCAGCCGCCGAGCGACTACCTCGCAGTAGCGCTCCTCCGCCTCAACGGCAATGACTCGCATGCCGAGGTTGCGGGCCGCGAGAACGGTGGAGCCCCCACCAGCGAATGGGTCCAGTACGAGGCCACCGGCGGGCGTGGTGGCGGCAAGCAGGTCCTCAAGCAGGGGGACCGGTTTGTCGACCGGATGCACCCGATCAGCGGCCCGGACCGGCGGGTGTCGCAGCACAGTCCCCTTTGCCCCGCCAGCCCAGTAGGCGGAGCGTCCGCGGGCGGCGATCACCAGCTCGGAGGAGGCCCGCCAGGCGCTGCCCATGCCGGGCCGCTGCTTGTCCCAGGTGAGGCCGACGACGAGCGGCCAGCGGGTGTAGATGGCGGGGTAGAACACGGGGTAGCTCGTATGGTCGCAGAAGGCCATGAGGTGGCCGTCTGCGCGCACGCGTGCGGTGAGTGTTTCGGTGACCAGGCCCCACCAGGTGGCCAGGATCGACGTGTCGGCCCAGGCCCGCTGCCACGACTCCGATCGTCCGGCGTACTGCCGTGCGGGCAGGGCGAACGGCGGATCGGTCAGCACGGTGTGCACCGTGCTCCGGGGCACGACCGCATCGACCACCGCTAGGGCGTCGCCGTGGTAAAGGGCTACGGCCTCGTCGGCGTAGTACGGGTTCACGGTGTCTCCTCGTGCGGGGGCGTGGGGGTGCGCCGCCGGGCGCTTGTGCTGCCGCCCCGCCAGCTGCTACTCACGGCGCGGCCTCGGGATATTGGATGCGCCAGGTCGGGTGGTGGACGGTGGACCGGGTGTCGCCGGCGAGGCGGACGCGGAGTCGGGCGCCGTCGGCGCTGGTGATGGTGCCGGGCCTGCCGTTGGCGATGACGCGGACACCGCGTTTGGCGGGGACGCCGTAGTGACGGCGGATGTAGGCCATGCTCACTGGTCGCTCCTCAGATGGGCGGCGGGTTGAGATCCACTGTGAGCGGTTGGGAGGGCGCCGCCCACGTCCACACCCGCGCCGGGGTCTCCAGGCGGCCGTGTGTGGCTCTCAGCGGGTGGCGCGGTGTCCTGCGTGCGGCCGGTGGCGGCGGTGCTGTGGTCCGGGCAGAGCACCGTGAGGCCGCGCAGACGCATCCAGCCGCGGTCCGACGGGCCGACATCCGCGCGATAGTTCCGGCGACATCCCGGGTAGACGCAGTAGCGGATCAGGGTCCCCGCGTCGTGCGCGCTGCTGGGCCGGGAACCGAGGATGTCCCATGCGGACACGCGCTCTTGGTCGGTGCGCTTTGTGGCGTCGCGGATCTCGACGATGAGGTCACCCGCGACGGAGAGGGCATGGCGGAAGCTGTCGCGCTCGGCGGCGAGCTGATCGACGAGCTGCGCGGCGGTGGAGTCGGGGTCGCTGTAGCCGGCGCGGCCGAGGGCGGCCCGCACGTGGGTGAGGGTTTCGAGTGCCTGTTGGCAGTCGTCGGTGGCGTGGTGGTCGTGGCGGCGCTCGCCGTGGATGGGTAGGCGGTGGGCGGGTGTGGTCATGGTGGGCTCCTCAGGCGGCGGGGTGGTCAGACGGACTTGCGGCGGACGATCTGGTTCAGGACGTCGCCGGCGGACGACATCCCCGGTACCTGGCCGGTGGTCTTGCGCTCGGCGCGTGCTCGGTCGAGTGCGCGCTGGCGGAACTCGTCGGATGGCGTCAGCGGCGCGGGCGGCTCTTCGTCGGCCGTCCCACCGAGGGCGGCGGCGATGGCCTGTCGGCACAGTTCGGCGCCGCGGGCGGCCCGTGCGTCGCGGGTGGTGTCGGCCTCGTATCGGGATGGCAGGGCGCGGACCTGGTGGGCGACCTGCCGGCGGTGTTCGTCGCGGATGGTGCGGGTGTGGTGGCGGATGTGGGCCGGCATGATCCGGTCGGTGCTGTCGCGGTAGTGGCGTCGGAGGGCTTCGCGGGCCTCCGGGTAGGTGATGTCGTCGAGGTCTTCGTGCCAGGCGAGGACGTCGGCGTCTCCGACGGTGCGTAGGTCGCGGGCTGCTGCGGCGGCGAGGATGAGCGCTGTTTCGGTTTTGGTCATGACGCCTCCTCTGCGGCGTAGCGGGCGGCGAGTTCGAGTGCGGCGTTGACCCGCTGGTCGGTTGTGGATGGTCGGGTGGCCTGGCTGCTGCGTTGGGCGGTGAGGCGGAGTTGGTCGTACTTTTCGCGGAGTTTGGGCATTGAGAGGATGTTGGAGCGCCAGAACGGGTCGTCTTGGCACCAGTCGATGCAGCGGGTGATCTGGTCGACGGTGCGGCCGTCGCGGTCGATGAGTCGTCGGGCGGCGTCGCGCCACGCTTTGGTGATCGTGGGGCGTTTGGAGCCGTTGGCTTCGATGCGGTCGGCGAGGTGTCGGCAGATCTGCTCGACGTCGATTCGGTTGGGGATCGCGACGTCTTTCGTCGCACCCGACGAAGGAGAAGGTTCTACTGACGGTTCTATTGACGGTTCAAGGACGGTTCCGGGTGAACCGTGTTCGGGGGTGACCCGAACCGTGTTCGGGGGTAGGGGTGAACCGTGTTCGGGGGGGTGAACCGTGTTCGGGGGAACACCGTTCGGGGGGTGAACCGTGTTCGGGGGTGAACGGTGTTCGGGGGTAGGCATGACGACGCGGTACCGGTTACAGCCCTTCGGGCCACTGTTGCGACCCACCACCAACTCGCCGAGCTCGACCAGGCGGGCGATGGACTTCTGCACACCCCGGTCGGTCAGCCCGGTCTTACGGACCAGTTCGGCCACGCTCGGGTAGGCGTTACTGCCGTCGTCGCTGGCGCAGTCGGCGATAGCGAGCAGGACCAGGCGGTCGGTTTTGGTCGACTGTGAGTGGTCCCACACCCAGGTCATTACCCGGACACTCATCGATCCTCGACGTCCTATCTACGTGGTGGTGCTGGTTTGTGCGGGGGTGGTTGGGCCGGCCCCGCCCCCCGGGGCCGGCCCAACCGGTCAGGGGGCGAGGCTCGCCCGCTACGTCGACGGTGGATCGGGAGGCTCGGCCGAGCGTCGGTCGATCGCCTCCACCCAGGCCAGGGCCACGGCGGCCACCTGGATCAACTCGGTACGCAGTTGGGCGCCGGTCGAGGCGAACGCCTCGGCGACCTCCTCGCGGAGTATGTGCAGCCAGTCGAGGCAGCCGTCTTTGTCGGCAGCCTGGCAGGCCATCCTGGCGACGTGGGCGTCCGTCTTTTCGCGGATTCCGCCGGTGCCGTCGGGGTGGTTCTGCTGGCCCCACGTCGCGTCCTGACGTGCGCGTTCGTCCGCGAGTTCGGCCAGCACTACCACCTGCCGGTCGTCGATCGCGTCCAAGTCCAGGTTCATGCGGGTCGGGTCTCCTCGGTTGTGGTGGGTCTGTTCGTGGCGGACCAGTAGGCCGCTTTCTTTCGGTCCCGGTCGCGGATCCGCTCGGCGCTGCGGCACTCGTCGCACAGCGGCTCTCGGTGGTAGCGGTGTCGCTGCGCTGCGGCGTGGGTGCCGTGTGGTTTGAGTCCGGCCAGTCCCGCGGTCGTCCATCCGGTCAGGTGCAGCCATGGCCGGTCGTCGGGCACGGCGGCGGCCAGCACGAACAGCAGGTCCCGCTGTTGTCGCTGCTCGGGTAGTTGGGCGTTGAGCCAGCGCAGGTTCGCCTCGGGCGGGTCGTCGCGGACTCGGACGACGAGTTCGGCGGCGACGGCGGCGAGCCGGTCTGCGTAGGTGCTGCTGTCCATCACGCGCCGCCCTGGAGCCGGTCCAGTTCGGCGGCGAGCTCCCGCCGTAGCGTCTCGAGGCGGTGTACCTCGTGACGCCAGGCGGGTACGTCGTCGGCGACGGCGGCGGCGAGCAGGGCGGCGTCTGGCTGCCGGCCGCTGTCGCGGGCGTCGGCGTACGCCGCGTACCGGCTGGTCATGGCGTCCAGGTCCGGCAGGAGGCGGGGCGGCCCGGCCGGGGCCGGCATGACACCGACCCCGGGCTCGTAGCCGCCGCAGCAGCACGTCGAGGTGGAGCAGCCACCCCGGCGGTGGCCCGGCCGCAGCGTGTGTAGTGGCTCCAGGTGCCCGCATGCGCACCGGCCCGGCTCCCGCACCGGCCCGCCCCGGGCGGCGCCCTGATCGCGGGTCACGGCCGGCCCGCGCGGGTCATCGGGGCGCACGGGCATGTGCTGACGTCCATTACCGCCGGCCCGGCGGACACCAACGCCCAGCACGGCAACTCCCGCTCAGCGGCGGTAGCGCACAGCGCAGCGGTGCAGCATCCGCAGGCGTCGCAGCCGGGCGACGGCGGTCGAGCCCACGTGTGCTCTACCTCGGCGGCGTTGCCGTAGTACGGATCTCCGTGGCTCACTGGTCACCGTCCGGGACATCGGCAGGGTCCAGGTGGCCCGGCACCTCCGCCGCTACCAGCACCAGTCCCTCCAGGAGTTGTTCGGCGGCGGCGGCGTACACCGTCCGGGCATCCCGAGACGCCCGGATCGACAGTGTTTGAGGTACCCCGCCGGGGCGGACCGTCATCCCCGGCACGATCTCTCCCGTGCGGGGGTCAACGACCACGTCTCCTTCGCACACCACCCGCTGCGCCAGGGCGGCCGGGAACCCTGCCCGCAGTTGCGGGACCGTCTCCACCTCGGACGGGTAGCGCACGAGGCACCACTGCGTCAGCGCGGCAAGGTCGCAGACCACGGGGGCCTCTTTTGACACGGCCAGGGCTACGGTGCCGATGTCGGGTAGCCGCCACGACGGGGCGGTGCCGTGCTGCTCCAGCTCGGCGCGGGCCTCGGTGTCGAGGACACCGCGGTGCACGGCCGCGCGTTTCCTCGCCGCGTCGGCGAGGCCCTCGAGGCGCAGGACTTCCTGGACGCGTTCGGTGCGGTTCATCCGGCCATCTCCATCTCGGTCTGCTCAAGCGGGAACAGTTCGTCCTTGCGGGCCTTCCAGCGGGCCTCGAAATGGGCGCCTTCGGCTGAGCTGATCCGGCCGTCCTTCTGCGCCTGGCCGGCGGCCCGCCACACTCGGCGCAGCCCGGCCTCATCCACGGCCTGCCCCAGGTCGTCGAGCAGGCCGGTAGCGGCGGCCGACAACGCGGCAGGCAAACCGGGCTGGTCGTCGGTATCCGGTTCAGCCGGCTGCAACGCGACCAGGTCCCGGGTGTGCGCCTCGACCGGCGAGCATCGCAGCGTGTCGAACACGATGTGCTCGATCGACCAGTCGGCGGCCAACTCCAGCGGCTGGTCGTAGCCGGGCCGGATACCAACGTGCGCCGACCGGACACCGATCACCGTTCCCGGCTTGGACCGGTCCAGACGGATCCAGCACGACACGTCGAACCCGAGCGTCTTGTGACCCTCGACCCGGTAATCACGCTGCCGCTCGATCGGCCTTCCGGCCTCATCGAGCGCGGCGACCTCCTTACCGCGCGCGGTCACCACGACGATGCCCGGGAAGGTCATCAACATGGTCATCAGCCTGCGATGACGGGCGCCGGCCTCGTTCCACAAGTCCATGGAGATGGTCGGCTCGTCGTCGGCAGCCAACTGCGGCCGGTTGTACCTTTTGGCCTTGGCGTTGTGCCGCCGGCGGGCCTTGTCAGACGCCCAGTCCTTGAGCATGTCCCACTCAGCGGTCATCGAGTCGATGACCAGTACCACCGGTGGCTCGCCGGCGTCAGCCGCGCGCTGGGCTTCGGCCTTGACCGCCTCGACAGACTCCTGGATCTGCCGCCAGGTGCCGTCATGCTCGACGACGAGGTAGTCCGCGCCCGGGATAGCGCCGTACTCGTCGGCAGCGCCCTCCCCGAGGTCGATCCAATACATCTGACCGATTCGAGAGCTGGCGCTGAACTGGGCGCAGGCCCAGGACTTCCCGGACTTCTCCCCACCCTCGATCAGGATCAGAGGCCACGGCACGCGGCCGGTGGGCTTACGGGTACGCAGCTCGGTCATACCGCTGCCTCCTGCTCGTCGAGATGGTCGAATCGCCGGTCCTGGTCGAGGTCGACGCGGATGCAGTCGGGGCACTGGACGCCGCCGCGCACGTGCAGCGGGTCAGCCGGATCCCACCGGTTCTCGGGCAGGCCACAGGTGACACAGCCAGTCATGACCGCCTCCCCGGAACTGCGCGCAGCTGCTGCCCACCGGGCTCACACCCCGGATGCCGGTCGTGGACACCGGGCTCCCCACCAGGCCCGGCCGTGGCGGCGGGATGCACCGGCCACCGGCACCCGCCAGCACACGGTCGCCCGCCGGTGATCGCGGCCTGGGTGGCGGCGGCGACATCCGCCCACCGCCCGGCCCTCACCGCGGCCTCGCCTTCGGGTAGCGGTGCCGCCAGACGGTCCGTACTCGCGGCACCCGGGGCAGATCCCCCGGCGTGCGCCGATGCCGGCCAGCCGCCCGGACCTCGGCCCGGACCTCGGCCTGGACCGGCCGGGCCAGGGGCAGGGCGCGCGGTGCGGGCAGCCAACCCCGCCAGATCGCCGGGATCACCGCCCCGCCCCCTCACGGCCGGCGAGCCGCTCCCGCGCAGCCACCAGACCCACCCGCAGCCGCTGGGAGGTGGCGATCGCCTGGTCCCGGGCGGCGCAGGCCTGCCGCAGGTCGGCGGACAGACCGCGGGCCTGGTCCCGCTCCGCGGCGAGCTGCCGGGTCCGCCGCTCATAGGCGGCCGTCGTGGTTTCCAGCTCGTCCTGGAGGCGGGCCCGCTCGGCATCCGCCTTATCCAGCTCGGCGGTCAGCTCCCGCACCATGTCGTCGACGTGGGTCACCCGCCGGTAGTGCGTGTTAACCGTGCCAGCCTCGACGGCGGCCCGTGCCGCCGCGCTGATAGCGCTCTGGATGACACGGTCACCCGCGCCGATGACCCACTCGGCTGGCACGAGTAGCTCGGGGAGACGGCAGCAGTCGCAGCCACGGCCGAGCCACCGCTCAGCGTCGGCACGGGTGTAGCGGCCACCATCGTCAGGGTTGAGGCGGTAACCACAGCCGCCCGGCCCCCACCACGCCGAATGATGATTGGACCAGATCAGGTAGGTCGTCTCGGTCATGTGAGGCTCCAGATCAGCAGGGCGAGCAGCAGGTACAGGCCGACACCGAGGGGCACGCCGACCAGCAGGGCAGTGACGATCCGGACGGTGTCCGCGTGCGGATGCGGCGCGGCAGCGTGGCGGGCACCTTCCACCGCCGGACACGCCGGGCCATGGGTACGGCCGGGGACGGTCAGGCAGCCGGGGCACACCCCGGGGCCGGAGTGGGTCTGCTCGTGACGTGCCATGTCAGACCACCTCCCGCAGAGCCGGATCCGGTAGCGGGGCCAGGCCGGGGCAGTGCGGCGGCAGTATCGGCTCGAACTCTGGCGGCGGGTACTCGCCGGTCGCGACACCCCGCCAGTAGGCGCACGCCTCGTCGTGGGGCTCCCCGGGCAGATGTCCGCAACCGAGGTCCGGGACGGTGATCGGATCGGCGGCGTCGGCCATGAGTGGCCAGGTTGGGGCGCTCATTTGGGCACCTCCGACATGACCACCTCGGACGCGGTCTGGCCCACGTGCCGCTCGTGATTTTCGGTGAAGAGCCGGGTCACCATTCCGATGTGCGGCGTGCAGGCGTAATACCAGTGCCGATCCGCCCCGCCGAGCGGGCGCAGGACACACGAGCAGGCGGGATGGATCCGCCACAGGGCGTTGTGTGGACAGGCGTCGCACTCCGGGGCGCTCACCGGGCACCGCCCTCGGCGAGTTGGGCGCGCAGCGCCGCCACCTCGGCCCGCAGCGCCGCCGTCTCCGGGGCCTCCGGTGCCGGAATCCGGGTCGAGGCGGTGACGCGCAGGCCGCCGACCTTGGCCTCCGCCCGGCGCTCCCAGAAAGACCCCACCTTCCCATCAGCGGCCGGCGCACCGAGTGCGGCAGCGATCGCCTCCACCACCGGCAACCGCCGGTCGTGACCCCCTTCCAGGAACGGCCCGACACGCAGGGACAGGCTCGCGTGCACCTCGGGGGCCGGGGTGCCGGCGAGAGAGGCCACCCGGTCAGCCGACCGACGCAGGTCAGCGGCCAGGGACAGCCAGTAGTCCGTGTCGCACCGGCCATCGATCAGGCCGGACGAGGCGTGCTCGCGCACGTCCACCCCGCACTCACGCGGGCAGGACATGTAGCCCGGCGTGGCGCTGTCGGTCGTGTCCGGCTCGGCCCGGCCGACGACGGTGACGGTCTCATCGGCGCCGTACAGCACCTCGCCGGCGATGCCTTCGAACGTGACGAGGACGATCCCGTCTTCGTCGCGTTGGACGCGCGACACGGTCAGGGCCTCGGGCTCGGTGAAACAAAGGATCAGTCCGGCGGTCAGGTCGCCGGCCTTGACCTCCCGGGTCCGCGGCTCGGCGGCCGAGTAGCCGGGGTCGGTAGTTGGGTTACTCTGCGATTGCATCTGGACTCCTTGCTTGATCAGGTTCTGGTCCGGGTGTCGAGCCCTTCGCCGCAGCCACGGCGGGGGGCTCACTTACTGCTGCTGCGCCTCGTCGATGAGGTCGAACAGGCGCTGTCGCTGCCACTGCCGCCTCTCGGCGTCGGTGGCGGAACGCCACTCCAGGCCGGGACTCGAGTCCGAGGCCGGGGCCGGAGGCGTAGGGGGCGCGGTGAGACCGACGGCGACCAGCGCCAGACCGGCCGCGATCTGGGCGACCGCGCGGGCCAGCAGAGCGGCGGCGGTCACTGGATCAGCGCCGTCTGCTCATGCGTCCGCAACGGCTGCACACCGCCAAGCCGGCGGTGCAGCAGGTGCAGGCCCCGGGTGGTGACCCGCACCTGAGGCGTATCGAGCACCAGCTCACCGGTGCGCGGGTGGTAGTGCGTCGAGGGCAGCTCCGACAGCCAGCCCGACTCGATCGCCCGCTGGTACGGCCGCCAACGACCGTCAGCACGCTGGCGGTAGGTCCACTGCTGCTCACCGAGGACCGCGAACAGGCGCCGCTCACCAACCGAGATCACCGGATCGCGCGACAGCACCTTCGCCGCGTCCCTTACCGACCAGTCACCGTCGGCCGCCGCGAGGACATCCCACGACTGGGCCTTCGGCGCGGCCTCCGCCAACTCGGCGGCCTGCGCGTCAAGCTGCCGGGCCTGATCCGCGGCAAGCTGCAACGCATCCGCGTACGACTGCGGCACCGCCGGCACCGACTCGTACCGGCCCGTCGCCCGAATCGCGGGCAACACGTCGGCAGTAACCCATTCCTGGAACGCCTCGGCTCGATCGGTGCGGCTGCGCATGATCAGCCGGTACAGGCCGGCCTCGGAGATCAGCACCGTCTGTGGATGAAGTCCCAGGTCAGACAAGGGGAGTGAAACGCTCCCCTTGCGGTGAGCTGTAGGGACGTGCTCGCGGATTGCTTCGCGCGGGTTGGCGTAGCCAAGGATCATGGCGGCGTCCCTGGCCACGAACCACGGCTTGCCGTGATCATCGAGCGTTGACCGGACAGCCTGACCAGTGCTCGGGAACTCGTGGGTTGTCAGAACGGCCGATACCAT